GGCATAAGAAACACTGGGGTACTTGATTTGTATATAGAGTTGTTTAACCTGTCTCATCCAGGTAGCGACGTCTACGCGTTGTATCCGTAACCTTGACCATAGAACTTGACGCGAACGTGGAGGTGAACGTCAACGTGAGCTCCCGAGTTTCCATCATGACGGCAATCGAGGCGAGGCAAAATGGTGGAGGTGACGGGACCTTTGATCAGGGGACTGGTTCCGGAAGGCAAATAGATTCGACATTGCATTGCGGTTGGGAGGAAAGAGGTGCCATTTGAGCCGATGGAGACGAGAGCCGAATCAGGACGGGCAGCGGCGAGAGCGAACGAACCCGCTTGACTGGCCGCGGTCGGACGGAAGTACGCAGTGGAACGGAAGAGGCTCTGGTGATCGGACGCGGCCGAGAGGACGTAGTCGCAATAGGGGCGATCATTAGACCCATCCACAGGCAACAACTCAGCATGGAGAAAAGGGTAAGAAAAATTAAACAAGTCGGGGAAGTTAGTGGCGGAGATGAGGTCTCGGTCGAGTGTAGCATTCTGACCACCACCAACAGTACCGATGTGAAGTCGATAAGTGCGAATGAAGAAGGGGGTCGAAATAGGAAGCAGAGCACTGGGAGAACTAGAATGCGGTGTTGTAGTCCGATCCGAGTCAATCGGAGGGGTGTTTGAAGCTGTCGATGGCAATAAAGACTGCCTCTCGGTCTTTTGAGACGAGGACTGGGAGGTAGACTGCGATGAAGAGCTTTGCATCTTCGGGGCTCAAAAGAAGAACAAGCTTGATAGAATCGAGTATGGAGGCAAGAGCAGCTGGAGATTCGAAAATGTTACCGGACATGCGAGAAGAATTTTAGAAAAACACACAAAAGAAAGGCTTCAATAACCTTTGTGGGGAGGCCCAAGGGAAAGAATGGCGCGTCTGACCGGAGACGAAACGTGACGCCAGTCCATCTTCATGACGCGCAAATCAAGATGAATTGGGTGGAACGAAGGAGGTCGAAGAAAGGTAGAACCGAGCAAGTTGACGGGACGCAGAAAGTCCGGAATTTTTGACATGTGCCCACTGAACAGAGCAATGCACTCACCGAAGGCTGAAATCAATTCAGGGGGAAGGATCTCATGAAGGGCATCTCCAAGACGTGTACCGAAAGAGTGTTCGATGAAATAATTGATGACCACGTTGTCAAAGGAATTGTTGCGAACGTGGTATAAGGACTTGAGGAGGAGCAACATCGGATGTCGAACAATGCCGTGACAAGAGAGGATCCAACCGCAAAACTCGGGGTTTCGAGCAATCACAGGCTTGCCGATCAGAGCGAAGTAGATGGACAAACGAGACCAGCCTTTACGGATTTTGGGCACGCACAATATGAACATGTCGTCACCGGAAAAACCGCGAGGAATCTCCTTCGGGTAGTCATACTTGAGAGCGAAATAGGCCGCGTTGAACCAAGAATTGAAAAGGTAGGTGCACCACTGACCGGAGGTGCGCATGATGCCCAAATGACCCAAAGCACTGTTGAGATGGCACGTGAGGTCAACGTGGAGATCAATGAAGCGTTCGGGAACGTTGAAGAAACGCATGATGCAAACCTCGAACTGAAGACTATCACCACGACACGACTTGTCGTAGGCAGTGTAATCGTTCGCAAAAGACTGCGAAAGATTGGCGGGCACATGACGGCGGCTCCAATCATCAAGATCGCTGAGCGAATAACCACCGTAGAAAAGGACATGGTCATCTGGCAGGGATAAGCGGAGTTTGGTGGCCAAGTAACGAGTCAGAGGACCGAAAAAAGCGTTGATTTCCTCAGTGTACGTCGTGATCATCTGGGCGGGCTTAACCGTGGGGACACCAATATTGTCGCTCTCAGAGAATCTCGTCAGAGTGTCGAGCTTGTTGATGAGTTGACCTTTGAGGAAGTTGAGCACAGTGTGATTGTCCCTAAGAGAAGGGTCCTGATCGCGCTCAAGGTTGTTCAACATGGAAAGAGGTTTCGAAAGTCTCTTGCGGGCGCAATCATCGACGCAGAAATCGAACAACTCATCATCCCAGGGAACGGGAACATCCTCGAGACCAAGATCCCGCACGAAAGCAGTGGTGAGCAACGGACCGAGAAAAGAGGCGGAAGCGAACTCAGCGAGGTTCTCTGATTCAGACGCAAAGCGAAGACGTTTGGCAACAGTGGGACCGAAGAGAGCTGCATCGTTAGAGCGGTGAACTGGGAAAAAGTCACAAAGATTCTCGAGGCGATCGGCCGGAGCAAATTTGATGTCATCGAATTGCTTGGTGGGTAATGGATCACCGGACATTTCGACGGACTCAACGTGAAAACCAGCATTGGTGAGATCATTCTTCGGATCACCATAACGACCAAAGTACGAGGGAACCCATTCTTCAGAAGCAGGAGCGTGTGTGATCTTCACTGGGGAAACGTCAGACTCAACTCTTTCGGCAGGCAAGGCCAACATGGCATCACGCAGGATAGGCACGAGGGACTCACTCTTCGTGAGCAAAGCTGAGTCCCCGCCAACCACATCGGAAACGGTCAGTAGTACACCAGCCGGAAAGAGCCTGAGTGGAGGAACCACAACACCGGGGGGAAGACGGTTACCGATGTAGTCCCGGTACGAGTTAGGCAACACTTGAGAGTTTAGAAGTGCGCCGAGCAATGGGGAAGACGCCATCACATCGCGGGTCTGAGCAGGAGTAAGGGCGTTCAGAACGTAAATCTCGTGACGCGATCTTGTGAAACCAGTGTAAATTCCCTCTGGTGGAACGCCAGTGAGGAGCTCACGAGTGAGAATAACACAATAAGGACCGTTGAAATCTTGACCGCCGCACGAAGAAAGAGTGTAAGCTTCCTGACCATACTCCCGGATGACATTCTGTGAGGCCACCGTGGTTACAACAATGGGACAACCAGCGGGTATGGACGTGACCATGGAAATACCGGCGCGCCGAGCGTGAGCGATTGGGATGTTCCAACACGCGGCAACGTGAGAATTGACCCGCCAAGAAACTTCGAAATGAACACCGATACTGGGGCTCAGGGTGAGACCAGGAGAGTCAGTAGCGCGAAGTTGAGAAGCAGGGTTGGTGATGGGCGCACCACACTGATATGGCTCACCCAACAAAACCACGTAGCGAACGGTGGGATGTGTCAGCACGTACAGGTCCAGATAGAAACCGGGTAACTTTTGGGCTTCGTCAAAAACGACGATCTCAGGACTGGAAAACAGCGCCTTCTCATGGGTTTTGAAAAGTTGGCGCTGGTCCGGAGACGCATTTGGAAAAGCAGCGAGCCAGGCCGTGTTGAGATCACGCAGGGGCGAGACGACGTTGATGAACCAGGAAAGCTCACGGGAGCGCGACTGTAGGTAAGTTTTCGGAAGGAAAGACTTGCCTGAACCAGCAACGCCTGAGACGTAGGCTATCTCAACGGAACGGTTGGAACCGGCACGCACGGCGGCTTCAAAGACAGGGCGACGATCGGACCATTTGGGAAGAACTGTGACCATACCGGTGACCTTCTCAGACATCTCATCAAACAAAACCTTGGCACTTTTGGGATTTGGAGTGAACGCAAAAGTGGGGCAGCCAGGAGGGAGAAGAGACGAAAAGAAAGAACGGACATTGATGGAACCACCGGTGAAGAGAGGGTTAGCAGCGATGCCAGGAGGACCAACCTGTTGGGGGAACGGATTGGGTACGGTTTGCCAGTGACCACGACCATCAGGAGTCAAAATGCCGAAGACGTCAAAACGTTGTCCATCCACGACTCCGACCAGAGTCACCGCGTTGTCGAGAACAGCGCCAGGAAGATGAATTTCGATCGAGATCCCGAGGAGCAATGCTGCAGCATGGAAGAAGATCTGAGTCGAAACCCCCGGATCGCCGCGCAAACGAGCCAACTCGACGTTGGGGAGCATGCTGTGTAATCGACCGAAAAACTCCAACCAAGTTTCGTCACCAGGTGGGTTGAGCTCACGTAAAGCGACGTGCCCGCAGCTCTCAGGAACGTGTCCGCGATCCAAAGACGGTTCCCAAACGAAATCAGGGGCATGTCGTAGGGCACGAGGCAAGTCAAAGAAAACCTCACGTCGGACGGGATTGAGGGCAATAACCGGATTGCCCGGATGAGGCAATCGCCGGGCGTTGACCGGAGGGACGAAAGGTCGCGGACCATGATTCAAACGGGCAGGGGGAGGAGCAGGGAGTCTCTCAGGAGGGACAACAGGAGGATCGGCCGCAACGCCTCCAAGCACGGGAGGTTGTTCGGGCAGCTCGTGTCTCGGAAACCCTTCAAAAAGGACATCGTGGCGTAATGTGACCGTGAAATGTACCACCTCTCTGTTGAGCGCTTCTCTGACAGCGTTGATGAGCCTGCGGTCAGGATAGAAGAAGAGGTAAAAGGATTCCGCGAAGTTGTCACGGATGAACTCTTCAAGGGCAAGAAAAAGCCGATCGGAAAGGCTACCTGCGAGACGCGTTTCGACGGGGTCGGAGACCTTGAGACCTGCGATACGACAACAAGCTCCGAAATGTTCCCAAGTCTCAAGAGGGATACCTTGAGCAAGCGTGTGTGCAAAAAGACCGCGCATTCGAGCAAGAACGTCCGATTGACCAAGTTTCTTCAAAGCACCAGCGTGAAAGATGGACTGCGCGAAGAGAGTGACGGGGAACCAGGGCGAGTGAGACGACGGGAAACCGGGGAGATCGGGGAGGCGGACCACTTTCGGAGCATCAAAAGTACGAAATTCACGGCGAACCGGAGCGGCAAGGTCACGCACAATGGACACAAGGTGATAGGGTCCATAGGAAATGAGGAGCTCCACGTCGTAATTGGCGCCACAAGTAAACGAACCAAGATCGTGCCAGCCAGAATCACCGTAATGTTGCTCGTACGACGCAGACTCGTTATCGGCCGGGGTGAAAACGTACTTGTTTTCGAAGTACTGGATACCGTAAAGAGTTGGGTGGATCGAACCCAAACGTTCCCAGGATTCAGGGGGCGATATGAAAGTACCATAGCAACGAGAAGCGTCCCAGAGGTCCATGTAAGCCGCCACCACATTGGGAGCTATGTGGTGGAGACAGTCGTCGAAGACCACGATGTCGCACGCGTCATGAGCCGGGAGATCAGCGGGCTCAGAGAAGCGAGAGACGTCAGCAGGGGTGATGACCGGGTTGAAAACTCGAATGTCGGCGTTTGGACAACGGGCGCGGAGCTTTCGAACTTTAGCCATTTTCATCGAAACGACGTTCACGCGGCCCGACAACAAGAAGGGCAGGGTGTTCACATTGCGATGGTTTTCAAGTGCTTTGAGGACCGGATGTGGGATACGACCGTGGGGGAATGATGCGTGGGGAATGGACCAGTGATCGAGGAGAGCCTTTTCCTGGGAGTTGAGAACGGAAGAACAGACCTCAACAGCACGGGTTTCGACCGACTTGAAACGGGCGAGGCTTTCGCCGATGATGTTATCGGCATGTGACGAAGCCAGGATACGCGCCATGAGGGTCTCAGAACCTACCAGGAAATCGGGATGAGCGGCCGCCCAGAAACAAAAGTTTACCTTCGGTCGGCCCTCACCAGGAGGGGTGACGTGTGCCACGCGAGCTGCACCATCAACCACAAGACCGCAAGTGCGGAGACGGGACCCAGAGACGGCAAGAGCAGATGCGACATCGGCAGCCCGAGGGTAAGCACCAAGATCTGGGACCACACCACACGAGAAGAGTCGAGAGTAACAAGTTCCGTCATCGAGGGGGCAGAGGCGGTTGCGGTTTTCAAGAAGGAAACCACGAAGGTCGTCTGGAGATAGTGAACCGTCAAGTTGGTCCGATTGAACCATTTGCCCCAGAACCGACGTGCGCAGACATTCGCCAAAGGACCCAAGGGAGAGAGTTCGTTGCGGCGGGACAAATGATCGTACGAGAGGCAAATCCACCGACACGCCTGGGATAGGATTGCGCCCAGCAGTAGAGGAGTAGCCACGACCGTCAGAATCAACCAGTACAAGCACCGAGACCTCCGGTGAAGACGGGGGAGACGGCGAAGGCGAGGTAGATTGAAATCGGCGGACCGGGCGAGGTGACGTTGGCAAATCGACGTAAGAGACCTGACGAGAGAATACGGAACCAGGAGGGTCTTGAGAAGGTAGGGACGGGAGACGACCAAGTTCACCGTCACCCAGCAAAAATCCGACTCGAGAAACTTGTCCGAAACCTTGGACAGGACGGGAGTGGCGAAATCAGCGGCGGCGACAGCAACGGAACAAGTTTCAATGGCTCCTGGGACCAGGGGAGCGACGAGTTGAGAAGCAATTTCTCCCACTATATCGACAACGGGCTGAACGCCCGCCAAAGTGGATTGAAATGCCCTCGAAGCAAGCTTCATCATCCCCTCGAAGAAACTGAGGAAACGAGGACGCAAGCTGTCCACAAGGCTTTCCCACCAGGTGGTGAGACGTTCAACAAGGGCGTGGACAGAACCCCTGAAAAACGCGAGAACGCTAGAGAAGATTTTCTCTAAAT